AACTACCGAGCAAGAACTTACTATAGTACTTCCATCAAATGTTAAAACACTATCAGGCCCCGAACTTAAAGAAGTACCAACTTTTATATCCCGAACAAGTAGTACTTCACTTCCCCCAACAAAGGAGACTGTATTAACATCATCAGCGGTAGTAAGTGTTCCAGCGTCAGAATCATAAACTATCCCTGTAGTAGCTGATAAAGCAGTTCCTCCTGTTCCCCCCATAGACTCAGGGATAACATCTCCATCAGCCATAGCCTCAATACCTGTAGGTCGCCCCAATTCATCGGATTGCATGGCTAAAATATTTCCTGATAAATCAACCATTAGGATCCTCCTGTAAACCTAAAATAATCATCTATATCAGAGGAAAATTCTGTGTCTGCCCCTATTGTACCAACTATTTGCATCCTTACTATAGGACTTAAAATTGCGTCAGAATTTACTTCTGTCATTAAAGCAGCCATACCACCAGAGTTTGTTATTGTAGTTAATATAGTTCCAGTAGCATCCTTAATTCTTATACTAAATCTATCTGAAGAATTTCTCAAAAGAAGAACCTGCCACCTATTACCTGCAAAGCCTTGGGCTCTACCCTTTAGTCTAAAAATAACATAGTTATTACGATCTTGGTAAAATACACAAGTTCCATTGGTAGATCGGCTTTTTGCTTCTCTACTTCTTGAGGGGATAGTCGTAGTAACCCCTTTAGGTCCAAACTTGCTAATTCTAACCATTAACTACCTACAGGTCGTAAATTATCTCTCAACCTGTTTCCAGCTTGAATTTGTCCGTAGGTAATCCAAAAGTTAGTTACTCCATCTTCATCTAGAGAGATTCTAACAACAGAAGCTCGATCTACATCACTTAAGAGATATTCCACCACTCCTTTATTTACAGAAGCATAACCCCCAACACATCCACTAGTGTCTATTCCTAAACTATTATTAGCAGATAGAGTACTCCCTAAAGGAGTTGTTAATTTTGTACTATCATCTCCTGGATCTAGGGCAACTTGAAAAAATGCATCAGGATTGGCTCCTGAGGCTTCTACGGAAATGTAGTTACATTTTAAAGCCGTTCCTCCCGAATCTTTAAGAGTAACACCAGAAGCTACTGTATCCACTAATTGAATAGCCATCGCATAAGGTCTAAATTGAATTTCCATTATTTTTTTCCTCCTTCTTCTTCTTCTTCACCGATTCCAAGTTCAGCGGCAATATCTGCTACCATGTTTTCAAGATCAGCTAAACCACCAATGACTTCATCTTGCGTTTGTGTTACAGGAGCCTCAATTGGTCCTTCAGGAGGAGCTTCCCCTCCAGGGCCAGGAGGCATACCTTCTGCACCAGCCTCAGGGGGCATTTCAGCACCATTAGCCATAGGAGGTGGAGGAGGGGGAGGACCAGCATCAGCAGGAGGAGCAGCAGGAGGAGCAGCAGGAGGAGCAGGAGCCCCACCACCAGCAGCAGGATCCATAGCAGCAGCCTCTTCGTCTGCTAAGGCTTGATCGTCAAGATTCTCATCACTTGAGTATTCTTGATCTTTAACAATCTTATCATGAAGGGTCTGAACTAAATCTTTGATATCTTTCATATCTTTAGTAACCCTTTTAAAGTTTGCTTTTGGGATGGTTGTAGAACCTTCCTCTTTTAAGATCTCATCATAACCAACCCTAACAAACATCTCTAAGAGATAATCGTTAACATCAATGCACTCAACTCCTGACTTAGTTTTTAAGCTTTGAGCCATTTCAGACAAGACTTCTTTGAGTACCGAACCCTTAGGAGATAAGCGAGATAAGGCTTCAAAGATAACAACTTGTGTATTAGCCAAGCTCTTAAATGATGCAGGACTTTGGAGGTTCTGGACATTAACACCGTACTTCTCATTGATGCTTTGAATAAAAGATTTTTTCACATCTTTTTTATACTCAAAGATGCGAGATGCGAATCCTTGAAGGTCTTTATCAGATACCCCAATCCCATCGGCATGGGATAGACAGTTTGAAAAGGTATTAAAAAGACTCTTCTTAGAAGCCAAAGCAAGATAAGGAATGTCTTGCAATGCTTCGGAGAGAGCGGTCACAACCTCAGTGTCATTACCAAAAACAACACTGGTAAGCTTTTGGATAGAGGGGTTGTTTGCCCAAATTGTATCAAAGCTCTTCTTTGATTCAATAAGCTCTCTTTTAACCAACTCTTGACGGCACACCATATCATAAATAGAGGGGGAAACTCCATCTTTAAGAGTATAGGATTTATTCTCTTGAAGATCTTCCATGGTTAATCTTGGAAAATTAAAAGCATTTGATACTGCATTAGAAAGGTTAATTGCATTTCTAACTTCAGGAACCGAGGTAATCTTCTCAAAGTTTTCCTTTAAAAATTCTTGAAGTTGCGGAGAGACCTCAACTAGCTTTTGAAATTCATCAGTCTCTATAATACGCTCCACTGCGGCTAACTTAGAGGATTGCTCGTAAAGCTTTGCCTGGACCGTAGAAAGTTTAAGTCTATTTTCCCATAGAGAGAGTACATCTGAGAAAGACTCATCAGCAGAAGAATACTCCGCATAGTGGATACCCTTAATAAAAGTATGAATTTTTTCATTTACAAAGGAATCAAGTTGTTCTCCGTCTTCAAAAACAGAAGAATCTTGCACCTTAATATAATTAAGTGTCACATCTTTGTCGATGGAGTATTCTCCACTAATAACCTTACCACTTTCCGTCAGATAAGAAACTTGTGAATTATTGCTATCAATAGAAAACAAGCTCGTATTCTCCCGTAAAGATCTGGCTATGCAATCACCTAATTTAACGAGGTGAGTAATAGTTTTATCTCTTTCTTCAAATAGTTTCGAAAACATTTTTAATCTCCATTTTTGCGGACTCTAAACTTATATATGTTAGTTTCAAGTCGTAGGCCCAGCTTTTTGTTGTTGTTTTTTAATTATTCTAGAAATAACTTCCTTTTTGTCTTCTTCTAGAACTAAATCTCTCAAAGTTTCCAAATCAGAAACTTTATTTTCGTTAGCGGTGGGAGGTTCATTTTCGGCAGGTTCCTGCCCTCCTGCCTCCCCTGGCCCAGGTCCAGCAGCCCCAGCTTGTTCTTCTTGGGCCTCTGCATCTTTTTTCGAGTCTTCTTCAATTTCAGACTCCATTCTACGAATTTCTTCATCTGTCATATCATAGAACTCTCGGTAGATGGACTCTTTTGAGAAAAGTCCCAATCCTTGAACTGCTTGAATAACTCTTGTTTTTTGCTCATCAATATCCAACTTTCTCTTAGCAGACATATCAGAGGGTTCAGGAAGCTCAATTCTTAACTTTTTAATTAATGCAGCAGGATATCCTCGTAATTGTAGATGTCGTTTAGCCATATTCTCTAAACCAGCTTCAATATCAACTTGAACTCTTTGGATAGTTCTAGCAAATTTAACATCTAGCTGGGAAAGGTTAGCTTTTCTTTCTGGAGACTTATCTTTCTCCACAAGATAATCTTTAGGAACCTTGAGCGCAGCAAGGAGTTTGTCACGGTAGTAGCGAACATCTTCAATCTCTCCAAGGTTAGTAGCCCCTGGAAGGGTATCAATCTTAGTTCCTCTACCATTCTTAGTAGGAACGAAGAAATCCTCATCCATAGACATGGGGTTGTACCTAGCATCAATTGTGCCTTTTCCAGTGTTGTAATATTTCTCTTTCTTAAACTTCTGCTTAAGTCTCTCAATAAACATCTCAGCCTTACTTGTAGGGAGATTTCCTGTATCTACATAAAAAATACGCCTTTCAGGAGCCCGTGAAAGACGATAAATCATCATTGCATCTTCCATCATCTTAAGGGATCGGAAAACCCTATGACATAGAGCAGCAATAGATTTTCCATAAGGATAAAAGATTGGGTCTGAGGTATGAAGTCTGTAATGAACAATTTGGTGCTTATCAAGTTCAATATATTTAATTGGTCTAGCTAGTTCTGACTGACCAACTTCGGCGTACTGAAGAGACTCTAAGTTTGGAATTTCTTGCATGAATTTCTTAAGATAACCATACTCATTTTCTACTCTAAGAATCCAGTTAGGGTTAAGAATCTTAATTTTCTTAATACCTTCTTCTGGCTTTTTAACATCTATAATTAACTCAGTAAAGCAATCACCATACTTGACAGTGTTTCTGATAATATCCCAGAGGAAATTGTGCATGTTAACTTGGGTAAAAAGAG